CGGATTTATCCGGTATTGGTGACGCTGGGCGCTCTATATCTAATTCTATTATGGCTCGTTACGATATAGCCATCAAGGAAAAACAAGCTGAAAACATGGACAAACAGAATGATCTTCTTTCTCAACAAATCAAACTCGCTCAGATAGATGCAAACAGAAAACAGTTTGACCTCGATTTGGATACTGAGACACGGCCTACATCCGTGGCGTCACGAGAGGCTTCTCTTCGTAAGTTACAGGCAGATACATCTTTCACGCTTGACTCAAACGATAGAGCGAAATTGCAAAATGCTGTATCGGTTCAGGAAGGAATGGAAAGAATCCTCACGGCTCGTGTTGGCCGTGAATTTACCCGATCATTATTGGCTTCTGAAGTCCTTAAACGTGAACTAATGCGCTCCGATCTCGATCTACGTTCTAAAGGTATGACGTACTCCGATCCGCTTTGGGCGCGTATGCTTGCCAAATACATTGAGGAAATACTCCCCGCCGTTCAAACTGCTGCTCAATCTATGACTGAATTTTTTAAACCTCGCCCTGTTATGAAGTTTAAAGATTGGCGCGGCGGTGGTGCTTCTGGAAAATGGTAATTATCACATTCAAAAATCAATATCATGAGTTCACTTTTTAAAGTTCCCGTTAAAATCCCTAAAAAAAATCGCTTTGACCTTTCTCACGACATGAAAGCAAGCGGTAAAATGGGTAAATTAATACCTGTTCTCGCTTTGGATTGTATTCCAGGCGACGAGATGTCTATCGGCATTAATTCGTTCTTCCGGTTTTTGCCTCTTGTGGCAACTCCCATGCACAAAGTGAAGGTGAAAACTACATTCTTCTTTGTTCCTAATCGTATTCTTTGCCCTACTTGGGAGACTTTTATTCTTGCCGATCAAGAGGGTGAAGACCCTATCGCTGCTCCCACTTTCAATTGGACAGGTGGCGGCAATGATTCCAATTATGCTGCCTTTACTGTTGGCGGTTATATGGGGCTTCCGGGTCTTCCAAGTGGTGTTTTTGTACTTGAACTTTCAGCCTTTCCTATTGCCGCTTATCATCGTATATACGAGGAATATTATCGTCCTCAACATCTTGAAGATCCAGAAGTACTTACTCTTACGCCGGGAAATACAAATTTATGGGTAGATGACATTGCTAATCATGCGCCTTTAAATACAAATTGGGCGTTGGATTACTTTACTTCAGCCCTTCCTTATCCTCAATGGGGTTCCGAGGCCGTTCGTATCCCTGTTGGTGGTCAAGATGTTATTCTTCAACCCAATGGTCAAACGGGTATTTGGGTAGATGCTACTACAGGTGTTGACGATGGGTTTACAGACGCGCTTAATCAGACTGTTATTGCTTCTGATACTCGTTTACAACTCGAGGCTACTAATGTCGCTTTTGATCCTCAGGGCACTCTAGTCACTGATCCGAACAGTGCAGGTACAATAGACGACCTTCTTCGCGCAAATGCTCTTCAAAATTGGCTCCGCCGTACTGCTCGTGCTGGCAATCGTTATGTGGAACAGATGAAAGCTATGTTTGGCGTTCCTGTACAGGATTCACGCCTACAAAGACCAGAATTTATTGGTACCGTTCGTCAACTCGTTAATTTCTCCGAAGTTCTTGCAACTGCAGAGACTGAGGCTCCTCTTGGTACTATTGCTGGTCAAGCTACTTCTCGTGCTGATTCAGGGAAACTCTACTACAAAGCAAAAGAACATGGTTGGGTTATAGGTTTGCTTACTGTCATGCCTACTTCTGCTTATCAGGACGGTGTTGCTCGTAAATGGCTCCGCTCTGATCGTTTCGATTATGCATGGCCGGACTTTGCTAATATCGGCGAACAGCCTGTGTATAATATGGAAATTTATGCTAATATTCCTGAAAATCAACGTCTATTGACTTGGGGTTACCAATCAAGGTATGCAGAATACAAGATTGAAAACTCTCGGGTAGCTGGTCTTCTTCGTGGTGACCTTGACTTCTGGCATCTTGGCCGTAAATTTCAGGACCTTCCCCCTCTTTCTAAGGGCTTTGTGCAAACTGCTAACGATGGCTCTACTTTCTCTCGTGTCTTTGCCGATCTGAACGGTGAACACTTCGTGTTCCACATTAACTTCGATATTCAGGCAAAGCGTCCATTACCTCGTTTCGGTATTCCCGCTATCTAATGTCTTGTTATAATGCTTTCCATGTCACAATCCCGGGGCGGCTTGAGTCCGTCCCGGTTCCTTGTGGGAAGTGTCCTTATTGCCTTAAACGTAAGGTTTCATCTTGGGCATTTAGATTGCGAAAAGAAGACGAACGTTCTGCTGTTTCATTCTTCGTTACACTTACATATGCTGAAATTGAACACTTTACACCTCGTGGATTTATGAATCTTAATAAGCGAGATGTTCAATTGTTCTTCAAGCGTCTCCGTAAGGCTACATCTGGTACTATATGGAAATACTATGCAGTTGGCGAATATGGTTCTGAAAATTGGCGTCCACATTACCATATTATTTTATTCGCTTCTACTCGTTGGACAAAACAACAACTTGAAATACAGTTGTATAAATCATGGGAAAAAGGAAAAATAGACGTTGGTACTGTTACTGGTGCCTCTGTGGCTTATACGTTGAAATATGTTCAAAAACCAGCACGGGTTCCCGTGCATGTAAATGACGATCGCTTACCTGAATTTTCTTTAATGTCTAAAGGTCTTGGCGAAAATTTCATAACTGATGAAACAAAACATTTTTACAGAGAAAACCTTTCTGAAAATTATGTCATTCAAGATGGATTCAAAATACCAATGCCTCGCTTCTATCGTGAAAGGATTTTTTCGCGAGACGATAAGGGTAAACAACGTCAAATTATACGCAAATCTGTTAAAGAACGAGAAATACTTCAATCCAGACGTTACTATGATTTACATCCGGCTTCGTTACAGGTTGATTATGAAACCTATAAAAACGAGAACAGGATGGCTGCTTACCGTTCCTTTTTCAAAAATCAATCACTCCGTAAACTTTAAATTACATGAAATTCCAAACACACTTTAGCCGGATGGCTATGCCTTATGAAGAGCGTATCTGCGAGGCAACTAAAATTACTGACAAGTCTAAGACTGTCCCTGACCTTACTCTCTCGCTTCGTACTCTTGTCGAACGATATGTACAACGCCGTGAAGTACCGCAAGGTGAAGGCGTTTATCTTTCCGACGATTCAATCCTCAACGATTTCAATCCTGAATATATGGACGTTGAAGAGCGATTTGAGTTTGCTGATGCAATTCAATCTGTTGTCTCTGACGAACTTAAGGAACGCAAAAAATCAAAACAGCCGGCATCGCCGGCTCCTATTCCCGATATCATATCTAATGATACGGAAAAATAGTAGTATCCCCCCCGTAATTACTATGTTATAAAGCCAATGCCCGCCTGGCAGCCGGAACGAGCACGAAGTGCGAGAGACGGCCTCAGGCGGGCAAGAGGCGTACATAGTTCTACGGGCGGATGCCTTAGATACTGGCGCAGCCATACTCTAAACTACTCTACCATAAGTGAAAACTATGGTAAAAACTACTTCTGTACTAAAACTGTTCGCAGCCGTAAGGCAAGCCAAAAAAGCGGGTGGCCTTCCCGCAATGCAGTAATAGACTCTTGTTATATTACTGCTAATTGACACCGTTTAGGTGACAATTAAAAAAAAAAAATAAAAAAAAATAAAAAAAAACTTGACAATGGGTATCTTATACCCGTATATTGCAAGAAAAATACAAATAACATGGAAAAGACAAAAAAAAATTATTCGCTTGATCGTGTATCTCTTGAAGCACGGTGGATGGTTGACGATCTTATGTCTCTTAGAATGATATATGTCAAAAATCTCGGCGATAAGCCTTCTGACGATGAAATCGCTTATCTTGCTACAATTACTGATCTGGCATCTCAACTTCGTACTGCTGTCATCCTTGCTGAAAGGGCTATTTATTTCAAAACCAAAATCTAAAAAATTATGAAACGATTTCGTTCTTCTCGTCGTCGTAATTCTCGCCGTTACTCTTCTCGTTCGCGGAAGCGGCGTACTGTTATGATGCTACCGCGTGGCGGTATCCGATTTTCATGACCAAAATATTCCGGGTGCCGGGGCTTTGTTCTCGGCTCCCTTCACTTTCAAAATCCAATCGATATGCCTCTCGATCCTCTTACACTTTCGGCACTTATTGCTGGCGGTTCTGCTCTCGCTGGTTCTGGTGCTAATGCCCTTGCGACCGGACAGATGAATCGTAAAAGTCGCAAATTCAGCGAAAAAATGTATAATCGACAATACGCTGACAACCTTAACCTTTGGCATCTTCAAAACGCATATAATGATCCTTCCGCACAAAAAAGCCGTCTCCAGAAGGCCGGCCTTAACGCTGCTCTTATGTATGGTGGTTCTGCTGCCGGCGCTGCTGGTGTGGCTTCTTCGGTTTCTGCTCCATCTGTGGTAAAGCCTGAGTTTAATGCGCCGGATTTATCCGGTATTGGTGACGCTGGGCGCTCTATATCTAATTCTATTATGGCTCGTTACGATATAGCCATCAAGGAAAAACAAGCTGAAAACATGGACAAACAGAATGATCTTCTTTC